CTCTTAACGATGAACATAAGAATCAAGCTGCAGCATGGAAGTTAATTGTCGATAGGATTGTACCTGTCAGTGTGTTTGAAGCTCAGAAGTCTGGTAACAACACACCAACAGTGTCTATCAACATTACAGGTTTGACATCACCTACAGTCAGTACAAATGATGAGGTAATTGATGTCTGAACTTAACTTCCAACTGCTTAAGTGGCAGCAGAGTGTCTTTAAAGATACTACACGCTTTAAAGTGGTAGCTGCAGGTCGAAGGTGTGGTAAATCAAGACTGTCAGCAGTATCGTTACTGATTGAAGGTCTTAACTGTCCAGATGGGTCAGCTGTAATGTACATAGCACCTACCTTAGGACAAGCTAGAACGATTATGTGGGACTTACTGCATGAGCTAGGTAGACCTGTGATTAAGTCTAGCCATGTGAATAACTTAGAGATTACTCTGATCAACGGTAAGAAGATCTTAGTTAGAGGTGCTGATAATCCTGACTCTTTGCGAGGTGTGTCGTTAGTATACGTAGTGATGGACGAATGTGCCTTTATCAAGGAAGATGTATGGCAGAAGATCATTCGAGCTTCACTGTCAGATAAGAAGGGTAGAGCACTGTTCATTAGTACTCCTAGTGGTCGTAACTGGTTCTACGATGTCTTTAAGTTAGGACAGGATAACACTGATGAAGAGTGGAAGTCTTGGCACTTCACAACGCAGGACAATGAGACCATTGATCCTAAAGAGATTGAAGCTGCAAAGCGTACATTGAGTTCCTTTGCATTCAAGCAGGAGTACTTGTCTAGCTTCGATACCGCAGGAGCTGATGTCTTCAAAGAAGAATGGTTCAAGACTGCTGAAGAACCTGATTACGGTACATACATTGTAGCCATTGACTTAGCAGGTTTTGAAGAGGTTGGTAAGAATGCAGGTGCATCTAAGAAGAGACTTGACGAGACAGCTATTGCAGTAGTTAAACTAGAAGACAATGGCGATTGGTGGGTACACAAGATACAACATGGCAGGTGGGACATTAGAGAGACTGCAGTTAACATCTTGAAAGTGATTAGAGACTTTCAACCTACAAGCATCGGTATTGAGCGAGGAGCATTGAAGAATGCTGTACTGCCATACTTGAATGACTTGATGAGGAAGAATAACATCTATGCGCACATTCAAGACTTAACTCACGGTAACAAGAAGAAGACTGACAGGGTTGTCTGGAGCTTACAAGGTCGAATGGAACATGGAAGGATTACCTTCAATGAGAAAGAAGACTGGAGTGAGTTTAAAGATCAACTGATTATGTTCCCCACAGCTGGTGTACACGATGACTTGGTAGATGCACTCAGTTACATCGACCAACTAGCCATAGCCAACTATAACGCTGACTACGAAGAAGATGAGTGGGAAGTTTACGACAAAATAGCTGGCTACTAGCCGAATAGGGTATTAATATATGCAATGTCCAATTGAAACACAAGACGTTAAAGAGAACCTCAAGAAGCGTGACTGGGCGTTCAAGAACGTAGGTTACGGCCCAGCTAACCCTGAGCTATCTAACGGAGCTTTCTGGAATAATAAAGCTAATGAGTGGCAAACAAGCGTAGCTCAAGCTAAGTCAATGCGCTGTGGTAACTGCTCAGCCTTTATCCAGACACCTGAGATGATGGAGTGTATCCGTTCAGGGATTGATGCTGAGAAGGACAGCTACGCTCAGGATGTCGTAGATTCAGCTAATCTAGGTTTCTGTGAACTCTTTGATTTTAAATGTGCAGCTGACAGGACTTGCAGTGCTTGGCTTGTAGGTGGCCCTATCACATCTAGCAAGGTTGAGGTTGATGATACAGCCTTAGACGATTCAACAAAGGATATGTAAATATATGGCTATTACTAACGATAAGTTCAATGAGAGTGAAAGCTCCTTTGAGGAACCTACAGAGGCTGAGAAGGAACTTACCTCGTGGGTAACTCAGCACATCACTCGCTGGCGTGACCACCGTGATGCTAACTACATGGACTTGTGGTTGGAGTACGAACGTGTCTTCCGAGGTATCTGGGCTGCTGAGGATAAGACTCGTGAGAGTGAGCGTTCACGTATTATCTCTCCAGCTACTCAGCAAGCCATTGAGACTCGCCATGCTGAGATCATGGAAGCTATCTTTGGTCAAGGTGAATTCTTTGACATTCAAGATGATGTACGTGATGTTGACGGTAATCCTCACGACATTGAGCAGATTAAAGTTCAACTGCATGAGGACTTTAAACGAGACAAGATTAAGAAAGCTATTGATCAGATTGAGTTGATGGCTGAGATTTATGGTACAGGTATTGGTGAGATCATTGTCAAGACTGAGAAGGAGTACATTCCAGCAACTCAGGCAATTCCCGGTATTGCTAATGCAGCTGCCATCGGAGTTCAAGAGAAGGATCGTATTGCCGTTAAGATCAAACCAGTTAACCCTAAGAACTTCCTTATTGATCCTAATGCTGATTCCGTTGACGATGCTTTGGGCGTTGCTATCGAGAAGTACGTTTCCATTCACAAGGTTGTGGAAGGTATTGAGAGAGGCATTTACAAAAAGGTAGACATTACCACAGCCTCTGAGGATGAGGACTTAGAAGTAACTCAAGACTTGAAGACCTATCAAGATGATAAGGTTAAGCTCATCACTTACTACGGTTTAGTACCTAAAGAGTACCTGACTGAAGGTGAAGAGGAACAAGAATATGAAGAGTTGTTCGCTGAAGGTACAGCAGCTGATGAGCACTGTAACTTGGTTGAAGCCATTGTCGTTATTGCCAATGACTCAATCCTTTTGAAGGCTGAAGCTAATCCTTACATGATGAAGGATCGTCCAGTTATTGCCTACCAAGACGATACAGTTCCCGGTCGCTTCTGGGGTCGTGGTACAGCTGAGAAAGCCTACAATATGCAGAAGGCTATTGATGGTCAGCTTCGTGCTCACATGGACTCACTGGCATTGACTACAGCACCTATGATTGCAATGGATGCTACAAGGCTTCCTCGTGGTGCTAAGTTTGAGATTAAGCCCGGTAAGGCTATCTTGACCAATGGCTCACCTTCTGAGATCTTGTATCCCTTCAAATTCGGTCAGACTGATGGCAATGCAGCTGCTGCAGCGCAAAACTTTGAGCGTATGCTATTACAGGCTACAGGTACAGTTGACAGCGCAGGTATGCCCTCTAACGTACCTCGTGATGCAGGTGCAGGTGGTATGTCTATGGCTATGGCAGGTATTATCAAGAAGTACAAACGTACCTTGAGTAACTTCCAAGAAGACTTCATGATCCCGTTCATTAACAAAGCTGCTTTCCGTTATATGCAGTTTGACAGTGAGCGTTATCCATCAGTTGACATGAAGTTCATTCCAACAGCTACTTTGGGTATCTTGGCACGAGAGTTTGAACAGCAACAGATGATTGGCTTGTTGCAGACACTTGGCCCTAACACGCCAGTACTGCCATTGATCCTTAAAGGCATCCTCCAGAACAGCTCATTGTCTAACCGTGGTGAGTTGATGCAAGCTTTGGATCAGATGTCTCAGCCTAACCCTGAAGCTGCTAAGGCTCAGCAGGAGCAACAGATGGCTCAAATGCAACTTGCACAGGCTCAGGTGGCAGATCTGCAGTCTAAAGCTCAAAAGCAAGCTGCTGAAGCTCAGAAAACCATGATTGAAGCTCAAATGATCCCTGAAGATCACCGAGTTAAGGTCATTCAAGCTGCTGCAACAAACATTGATCAGAGCAGTGACTTCGATAAACGCTTGAAACTGGCTGACATGATGCTAAAAGAGAAGCAAGTTAACCTGAAAGCTGCTGATATTGCCTCAAATGAGCGTATTGCAAGCCTTCAAATGATGAATAAAGTTCGTAAATAACAAAATAGTTAACAAAAAGCTTGACAAAGTGTTGTTTTTATGCTACAATAACGCTATTGTTAAAGATTTAATGGAGGGATAAGCCAAATGGCCCCTGATTTACAAAAGTATTACGAAGAAACCTTTAGTACGATGAGCACTAAGGGTTGGGAGTACCTCATTGAGGACTTCGAAGAGATTAAGGCTAGTTTAAACGACTTATCAACTGTCACGGACACACAATCTTTATATTTCCGTAAGGGACAGTTAGATATTCTTGAATTAGTTTTAGGGCGTAAGGCTACGTGTGAAAAGGTATTTGAGGATTTACAGGAATGAAAAGACTGTATGACTTCAAATGTCCTAACGATCATGTAACTGAATCGCTAGTTGATAGTGATCATACGACAGCCAAGTGCAAAGTATGTAGTAAGGACGCTATCAGGCTTGTTTCAGCTCCAAGTATTGGTTTAGACCCCCTATCAGGGGACTTTCCCGGTGCTACAGCTAAATGGGCCGCTGTGAGGGCTGATAGGCTCAAGCAGGAACAAAAGAGAGGATCTGAGTAATTCCGCAACGTAGTGAGGATCTTTAAAAGATTCTTATCTGCGATAAGGAATAACCCTCAGGCAACCCTAGATTCATAATATAAATATCCTGTAATCCATCATGTGTGGACAGGGAAAGGTTAGGTATGGCTTTAATTGATAATGAGGAACTAAGTAGCGGTAGTGAGATTGATGCTGAAGATTTTAAACAACAGCAACAAAATTCTCAGATTGACCAGCAGCAACAGAACACACAGCAGGTGGAACAAACTCCTGAGATCCCTGAGAAGTACAAAGGGAAGAATCTCGAAGATATTGTTCGTATGCACCAAGAGGCTGAAAAGCTTATTGGAAGGCAAGCACAAGAGGTGGGTGAAGTAAGGCGGTTAGCTGATGAACTCCTAAAGCAAAGCTTAGCTCAGAACAACTCTAAGACACAACCAAAAGAAGAGATTCCAACAGAGGTAGACTTCTTTGAAGATCCGCAGAGTCACGTTAATCGTGCTGTAGCGAATCATCCAGATGTATTAGCTGCTAAACAAGCTACAATGCAACTGAAGCAAATTCAGACACAAGCAATGCTCAACAAGAAGCATCCTGACTTTGCAGATATTGTACGTGATGGTGAGTTTATCGAGTGGGTTAAAGCTTCTCCAATGAGGCTTAACATCTACGCAATGGCTGATGCTAACTATGATTTCAATGCAGCTGATGAACTAATCTCTACATTCAAACAGATCCGCACATCTAAGACACAACAAACTACTGATGCAGGTAACGCTGTCCGCAAACAGAATCTGAAAGCAGCTGGTGTTGACGTTGGTGGAACTGGAGAGTCTTCTAAGAAAGTATATCGTCGTACCGACCTTATCCGGTTACGCATGACTGATCCCGACCGATATGAAGCCTTACAACCAGAAATTATGGCTGCATACTCTGAAGGTCGAGTGAAGTAAATTTAAACACAAACAAATCATTAGGAGATTTATAAAATGGCTTTAGGTACAAATCACGTAACAACCACAACTGCAGCAACGTTCATTCCAGAAGTATGGAGTGATGAGATTGTTGCAGCCTACAAAAAGAGCTTGGTAGCTGCTAACCTCGTTAAGAAGATGAGCTTCAAGGGCAAGAAAGGTGACACCGTTCACATTCCAGTGCCTGCACGTGGCTCCGCTTCTGCTAAGGCAGCTTCTACACAAGTGACTTTGATCGCAGCTACTGAGTCTGAGATCGCTGTGTCTATTAACAAGCACTATGAGTATTCACGTTTGATCGAGGATATTGTGGAAGCTCAAGCATTGTCTAGCTTGCGTCAGTTCTACACTGATGATGCTGGCTATGCTTTGGGTAAGCAAGTTGATAGCGACCTGATCGTATTGGGTCAACAGTTCAACGTCTCTACAGCTGGTGCTGGTAACTATCGTTATGCTGGTGCTTTTATCGGTGGTGATGGCTCTACAGCTTTCGACTACTCAGCATCTGCTGGTGCTGGTAACGCCTCAGCTTTGACAGCTGCTGGTATTCGTCGTACTATTCAGCGTCTTGATGACAGCGATGTTCCTATGGACAATCGTTTCTTCTTGATTCCTCCTTCAGTGCGTAACACCA